TGTTGATTGGTGCGGTGGTAGTACTCTCTAAAATCGGAATACTTAACTCAACAGCATAGGTAATATGCAATTCACCAAGCTTGGTGGTATTGTCAGACACCCCAGAAGTGGAGATCCAAACATTCCCACAGTCAAAAGTTTTGATATCTGAAGCACCAGGCAACCCACCAGGGCGCACATAGAGCGGCAATCCAGTAGGATGCAAAATCTTTCCAGGAATAACCATCTGGAAATTCTCACTAGGCATTCCATGCATTAGTAAGGTTTTATCAGTATCTAAGACTTGAGTCTTGGTCGCGGGTGGTTGATCAGACGCATCCAAATCAACATTTACCATAACTTTTCCAATTGTACCAGCTGTAGCATATTCTGAAACTTCACGGGCGTAAGCGAGCTTAACCCACTTAAATCTATAACGCTCCCACTGTTTCGCTTGCAGTGATAACCATGGAAAGGTGGCCCCTTGTCCGGGATTTAAAGGAAAAGGATTTCCTCCATTAACAACACCAAATGCTGTTCCATTTCCAACAACATCGTAGATAAATTCATGTTCTTCAACAACACAATGTCTACGATTTAAACCTCCAAGAGCATCTTTTAACATGCCCCCAGGTCCAGCATTCCTATTTAAAGGACGTGCTGGGCGTCGATTTCCACGACGTCTAATTCGTTTAGTAGCAGGCACCACTCTTGGTGCACCAGCTCGCCTATTCCTGCGAGTTCTGGATTTTCCCTGTTTCTTTCCGGGTTTCTGGCTCCCCGTTCCTTTCGGCCTAGCGCTGTTCATTACGCTTTTATCTGGCTGGCTCAACTTTACAGTTCTTCCAGATATAGGTTTCGATAAAGGAACTCCTTGTGGCAGCAATGTTTCGCGGCCCAGGAAAAGTTTCAGGTATTGATCATCAGTTTTAATCTGACATTTTGCGAGCATCCATCTAGGATCATCTTTCATTGTGGAATCATATTTACCGATTAACCAATCAATTACTTCGTAACAAAAATGTCGGAACGGTATGTCAGTCCATCCAATGCTTAACAACGCGGCAGTTCTTTCTAACGTAACTGCGGGTGTGAGATGATCTCTCTTTGCATATAATAAGGATGTCATCAATTTCGTTCTATTATAAACTGGTACTGCTTGTCCTTCGACAAAAACAGTATGAGCTGACAAAAAGTCTAACTCCGCGGCTCTGCGTGGTTCCATAGAATCAGTTGTAGTCGTAATTCCAATTGTCTTCCATTCATCTATTATCGAACGGGCATTGAAAAATTCATGAGCTACATCAGAAACAGTCCAAGTGTTGTCATCCCCGACAAGCGCCTTGGCTGTATGTGCTTCAAAAGATCCATAACTCTGGAAGTCTGAAGGTGCTGTTCTAATCCAAGCATAAGCAAGTAGGGTATACAAAATCAATGTATTATCATTGATAGTATTGACAGATCCAGAAGGATTTCCTGTCTTTTTCATGACCAAAACTCCATCAGGGCTAATCACAACGGTATTCACTAAGTTTCTATAATAAACTAGGATTCTTCGTTTGTTAGCTGGTGTTCGATCTTGTATGCGCAACATTTTCCATCGGAAAAGGGCACAACCCCACATCATATAAGCACGGAGAGAAGAATCATACTGACTCTCATCCAACGCATAACCTTTGCGGAAAACATTTAGTTTTCTAAACAGTTGGTCCCATTTTCCTTTCAAGGGACTCATTCCAACTGCTGACGCAGATTGCAAATGCGATGCATTCATCTTCTCATTTTAATCAACGAATAAACGAGTACCATGCACAACTGCATCGGCACCGCCCGAAAGAAAAGTTCTGATTGAATTTTCAGCCATCTTTTCTTCAGTTCGTAGCTCCTCTTTCAACGAGTTTGTAAACAGGCAGGTCCATTCCAACCGGTCGTCTGCCATTACATCCCAATCTTCAATTAACCATTGATCTATTTCCGGATCATTATCAAACAACTCTTGCTTAGTTGGATAAAGGATATTGAAGGGGGCACCACTAGAAGTGCTCATATCTAAATGAGGCTTAGCTTCTTCGTAGCTTAAAACTCGTGAGTCTTTCATATAAAGACCGAAATGTTGGGTTGTCATTTCCCAGGCCAAATTCATATCCTCAACCATACTCTTCGAGTGGGGAGGAATGCTTTTTCCATATTTCGATAACGATTTATAAGAAGCTTTCGCATTGGGGACAGGCAATCCCCATTCCGGCGGAATCTCTATTCCTGCCTCATCCACAAAACTTTTAATTTGTGGGTCCATAATCCTTTTGTTCGTATATCTTGGATTACGGCGAATTTGTCCCATGATGCTAAAATAACTAGAATCAAGGGTTGCCTCATGTTCTTCACACACATGCGCAACATTCGAAAATGTATGCGCCCCATCCTTCTCTAGGTACAGAGAAGGATACCGTTCATAGAACGGCCTCTCTAGCAATGTGCTTGGGAGAGGGGGCTGGACCGAAAATCCAGACCGGAGTGAAGAACAGGGGATGTATCTATCGCTTGCTCTTTGAAGGCATGGGTGATTGGCTCAAAACGGC